ATATGGTTAGTAACAGAATATGGTACTGAAACATCTAAACTCTTTACTGTTATACAAGATAATGGTGAAATATGGGAATGGCAAAACAAAGATGTAAAAGTATTAAATAATATTTCATTTAATAGACTATGCACAACATAATTAAAACACCCAATTATCTACTAATTGTAGATGATTCAAAAATTGAGTTAGGAAGCTGGCACACTTGTATTTATCCTGAATATCCATTAGAAGCAAGATTTACAGATGAATCTACTAAGTATGATATTTGTAAGGGTTGCAAAAACATAATTGCACATTTACCACTCAACAATGCACCTACACTTGAAGGTGTAGATTTATTACCACCAATTGAACCAATAGGTTTTGATGAATATCAATACACAGAGGAGGATTTGAGGAAAGCTATGAAATACGCTTCTGAAATTACCAATAATAAAATGAAGTATATGGAAGATTATATTCAATCCCTCCAACAACCAAAATATCCTATTGGATTTGAGTGTGAAAAATCTTTGTGTTTTCCATCGCATTGTTTTAGAGATTGTGATATGAGGTGTAAATACCCAAGACCAAAAACAACCACCAACTCACAAGGTCTTACTCAATGGGTAGGTGAGTATATTTATTAATTTTAAAAAACTAATATGATAACTCAAACAATTAGAAAAGCATTAGATATAAAACCATCTGGAAGGAGTAGTGATTACATTACTCCTTCTTTTATTCATGGTTGTTTATTTAAATGTGGTTATTGTTATATGAGGAGGAATAAACCTGAAGGTATATCAATAGCTACAAATACTGATGAAATATTACAGACTATATATAATCATGCTCAAACATTAGGTGTTAAAATACCTAATCAAACTCATGAAAATCTATGGACTTATGATATTTCTTGTAATGAAGATTTTGCATTACATGCTAAATACCATGATTGGGAAAAGATATTTGATTTCTTTACTCAATCTGATTTACCTATAATGGGTACATTTGCAACTAAATATGTAAATGATAAATTGTTAGATTACAATCCTGATAAAAAGATTAGGATTAGATTCTCACTTATGCCACAAAGTTTATCTGATATATTAGAACCAAACACTTCATTAATTTCAGAAAGAATAGAAGCTATAAATGATTTCTACTATGCAGGTTATGATGTTCATATTAATTTTAGTCCTATTATAATTATTCCTGGAGCTAAATCTTTATATGAAGATTTGTTCAAAAAGATTGATTACTATGTGGATGATAAAATTAAAAATGATATACTTGCAGAATGTATTATGCTAACTCATAATAAAGGTATGCATGAATATAATTTAGAACATAATCCTGAAGTAGAAGAATTGTTATGGAATCCTGAAGTACAAGAAGATAAAACATCATCTTATGGTTCTAAGAACATTAGATATAAATGGCAGTTAAAGAATAGGTATATATCTGATTTTGTAAAACTACATGATGAGATAATTCCCTGGAATAAAATTCGTTACATTTTTTAAATAGAATAATATGACAGCAGTAGTATTTTTGGTAACAAAATTAAATAATAAAGTTGATTACATACCAATTGAAATGTGGGATGAAGTAAGAGAAATAATACAACAAGCCTTAGAAATAGAAAAGCAACAGATAAAAGATGCATTCCAGTATAAGTTCCTTCATCCTTATGTGGAGAACGAACCCGAACAATACTACAATGAAACCTATAAAAAAGATAACGTATGACAAACGAAACACTTGAAGAAGCCGCAAAAAAATATAGTAATATTCCTATAAATACAGTAATAGATACTGAAGAAAGGTATTTTAATAGCAATGTAAGAGATTATGATGCTTTTATAGAAGGTGCTGAATGGCAAGCTAAAAAGATGTATAGTGAGGAAGAAGTTATTGCAATAGTAGAAAAAAGCAGAGAAACAGGTTTGACTGCTGAATATTTACTTTTAACTGAACAATTTAAAAAGAAATGATATGACAGCAGTAGAATGGTTGATTGAAAAAATTGAAACTGGCAAGATTGAAATAGTATATTCAGACAAAATACATTCAATTAGATGCTTATCTGAGTTTGTCAAAGCAGCCATTGAAATGGAAAAGCAGCAGATAATAAAAGCAGCAAATTTACCAATAGAAAAAAGATGGTTTGATGCTACATTATATAAAAGCTGTGGAGAACAATATTATAATGAAACCTATAAAAAATAAAACATCACCTGTAAAGAAAATGATGGCAAAAGGGTTCAGATAAAGGTAACGGGCTCCTACCTACCCTGAACAAGATGTTTTATTTAATAGTCCTGTGGCGGAATTGGTAGACGCTATACTAGATTGAAAGTAAAGATGTTTAATATAAAAGACTATATAAACACTTTATACAGGTTCGAATCCTGTCAGGACTATTTTTTAACTTTAAAACAAACACAATATGATACAAGCAAAGATAATAGCAGATTCTATTAATCCTCAAGGAGATAGACTAACTACATTTATAGTTACATTTCCAAGAATAATCCTCTCTGAGTTTAATACTCACAGAATGTTCTCAAGAAATTCTGCATCAAGTAGAGCAATACCATTTGAGAAAATGGTTAAATCTGTAGAAGAAAATCCTTTTATACCTATTGCATGGCAAAAACAACACAAGGGAATGCAAGGTACTGAATACTGGACAGAAGAAAATATAATTAAGTATCTTGAAGATTCTTGGATAGAAAGTATGCATAAAGCATTACAAAGTGCTAAACTTTTAACTTCTAAAGGAGTAACCAAACAACTTTGTAATAGATTACTTGAACCATTTATGTGGCATACAGTAATTATTACATCAGGAAAAGAAGGATTAGAAAACTTTTTTAACTTAAGAAATCATGAAGCTGCTGAAATTCATATTCAAGAATTAGCAAAAAGAATGTTAGAAGTTTATAATGAATCTAAACCTAAACAATTACAAACTGGTGAATGGCATATTCCTTTTAGTGATAATATTGATGAAAACAATTTAAAAGAAGTACTTAAAAAGATGAGTATTCAAAATGAATTAGGTGAATCAATTATTGGAGCTGGTTCAAGAGCTATTAGAAAAATAGCAACAGCAAGATGTGCAAGAATATCATACACAGTAGTAGGTGAAGAAAATAAAGAACCTAATTATGAAAATGACATTAAGTTACATGATAGACTAGCAGAGAGTGGTCATTGGAGTCCATTTGAACATTGTGCTAAAGCTATGAGTGATACAGAGTATAGTAATTTTGTAAAAGGTGATACATCAAAAGCTAAACAAGGAAGTGATATTTATGGTTGGTGTAATAATTTTAAAGGATTTATTCAATATAGATATTTAATTGAAAATGGACAAAGTTGATTTATTATTCGAAATTAAGAAACTTAAAAAAATAATTGAACTTAAAGACTCAGAAATTAGAGAACTTAAAAGTAAAATTAAAAGACAAGCTGCAATAGAAGAAAAGTTGCTTGAAGAATTTGAAAAAACATCTCATCAGTTAGCTAAATGGATGCCATTTGATTATCCTGATGAGATTATTATTAAATCTAAATGTAATACAGTATGAGATGGTTAGTTTTTGTTTTATGTTTATTTATCATTACAAATTGTAGTTCAAAATTACCAACAATAAAAGAGCCACAAAAAGTATGTGTAGATTATGAACCAATAGATACATTTGTAAATTGGTCTATTAATGCAAAACCACAATCTGAATGGACAGATGTAGATTGGTTAGCAAAAATGATGATGTCAGAAATTAATGATAGCTTAGATATTGAAGGATTATATCTTGTAGCAATTACAGCAGTTAATCACACTAAGATGTTTGATAGGTCATTAATTGAAGCATTAACTTATCCAAATATTTTTTGTGCAGTAAATAATAATTCATGTTATTACTGGAGAGCTGAACCTACAACAGTTCATAAAAGATTAGCAATCATAGCATTATCTCAAGAAGTACCTAAAGAGTTATCTAATTTATTTGCATTTTGTGCTTATGACCAAATAAGTAATAGTGCAAAAAGTTGGTTTTCACAATTTAAAGTTTATAAAAAAATCAAGACAGTTAGCTTTTATATGAATGAAAAAGTGTAATTTTGTTTTTTACTAAATTATAATGAAATGGAAATCAAAGTAACAAAGAAACATGAAAATGTAGTATTACCAGAATATGCTACAGAAGGTGCAGCAGGATTTGACTTAATAGCTGATTCATTTTTGCAACTATACAATAAACATCTCCCTATATCATTTGATGAAAAACTTAAATACTCTATTCAAAAAGGATATTTAGTTTTAAGACCTAATGAAAGATTGTTAGTAGGAACAGGATTGTTTATGCAAATACCTCAAGGATATGAACTTCAGATTAGAGATAGAAGTGGCCTTTCATTAAAAAAAGGTTTAAAAGTATTTAATGCTCCTGGAACTATTGATTCTGATTACAGAGGAGAAATTGGAGTTATACTTGCTAATCTATCTGATGGTCTTGTTAAAGTACAACTTGGAGAAAGAATTGCTCAAGGAGTAATCTCTAAAGTAGAGCAAATTAAATTTACACTAGCAGAACAACTAACTGAAACTAAAAGAGATTCAGGTGGTTTTGGTAGTACAGGATATTAAGTTAGTTTCTTTTTTTTGTGTGGCTCATGGGGGTGTAGAAATACACCCCTTTTTTAAATCTAAAATTATGAACATTAAAATTCCAATTTGGGCATTAGCTCTTATTGCAGCTCTATTTTTAATAGTGACTTGTAATAGTGAGCAAAAAGTAAATTTTACTAAAAAACAATGGAAACTATACAAGACATTATTAGAAGATAGTCTTGTACAATTCAAAGATAAGAATGGAACATTGTCAAGTAAGGTTAGAGTAATGGAAGTTATTAGTGCAAATCAAATACTAGAACTTAACAGCAATAAACAAACTGTTATAAGGCTCCAGGATGAATTAAAACAGTATAAGGGTGGAGTAACAAATTCTACGGCATTCACAGGCCAAACGAAATTTGATACAATTATAAAAACCGAAATAAAATATGTTTATGATACTCTGTTTCAAGATGGTGATACTATACTAATACCTCTTCAAAAATATGCTGTGCATCATAATGATAGGTGGATAGGTGTAAATTTTGATTCAGATAGTTCTAACACCAAAATCAGTATTCAAGTAGAAAATGAGTACTCAGTTAGTCTTGTAAAAAATAAGAAAAAATATGAAGCTATAGTAAAAAATTATAATCCATATTCTTCTATTTCAGAAATTAGTGCAGTATCTTTACAAGGATTACCAAGAACTAAAAGATTTGGAATAGGATTACAAATTGGTTATGGTATAAATTCCTCTTTTAAAATACAACCATACTTAGGCGTAGGTATGTCATACAATGTTGTTCGGTTTTAGTTTTCATTAGTTAGTTATTTTGGTTTTTAAAAGTGAAAAGGTTTCCGTAAATGGAAACCTTTTTTTTTATTATTATCATTCTCTACTGTCTGGATTTTTAATATCTTTAAGTAAAGGAAATCTTTTATTTAAAATTTTATTAATTTGTTTATCAGGCACTCCTTGTTCTTCAAGTTCTGCTCTTAATACAGCTCTTTTACCCTCTAATATTTTATTAGCTTTTTTAGTATCATCAAAATACCAATCATCATAATGAGTTTTTTCAAATTGCATTTCCATTTGTTTTGAAAATCCAAAATAAGAATCTCTAACAATAGAAGGTAATGCAATTTTATAAAATGCATTTGCTGTTTTAGAATCTCCTGCATTAATACCTCTTGTAATAATATCATTACCTTCTACCCATTCTTGAGTTGCACCTACAAATTTAGTAACATCATTAAAAAATCTAATAATTGGTTGCTCACTTACTAAATTAGTCCATATTTCAGGAGTAGCATACATATTAGAAGATGCTAATACTTGTAATGTTCTATTTACAATTAAGTTATGAGCAATTCTTTCTGGTGAATCTTCTTCATCGTCATCATCCCAAAACATACTTTTAGCAATAAGTGATAATGCAATCCAAGTAAGTTGTAATGACATCTCAGTTACCAATGCTCTCATGTTTTTCATATCTCTTTCAGTAAATTTACCTTCACCAAGTTTACCTTGTTTTATAAGTTTTTCATAACCTACAAATTCATTCATTACTTGTTTACCTGTAAATGTACTACCTATAAAATTTACAGGCATACCTATCATTTTTCTTGCTATTGCTTTTCCAAGAAATGCATATTCACCTAAAGTGCTTAAATTACTTCTTACTCCTGTCCTTTTACCTATAAGATGACCTGTTGCAAAACCTACAGCAGCTCCTAATAATGGACCACCAAATCCCCAACCTACTATACCACCCATTATACTTAATGATGCTTTAGTATGTGACCTGTATCTACCTTTATAACCTTTAACTCCTAACTCTACATCATCTCTTTCACTAGCAAATCTTGTATAAAGTTGAGAACCAACCCAAGTTTTAAACATCATTAATGCTTTACCCATAGTACTTGATTTAGCCATCATACCTCTAAGGTTATCATAACCTAAACCATGTGCCATTCCAATAGCTTGAGATGTTTTAGTTTTAAATGAAGTAAAAGCTTCTCCTTGTCCTAATTCCCAAGTTTTAATATTTTCTTCAGTTCTAAATTCAGGTAATAATTTACCATTTATATCCATTGCATCCCAAGGATTAGATTTTTGTCCATTTTTACCTATAATTTCAGTATCAAACATAACTGAAAGCATTAGTGGAGTTTGATTAAGATACTCTGTTCTTTTATTAATCTCCATTGGAGTAAACTTATCTAAAACATCTAATGAAGTTTTAACAGATGCTTTTTGTAATTCATTAGTAGAATCTTGAAGTATATTATATCTGTCAACTAATACTCTTAGTTTTCTTGAACCTTGAGTACTCCTATTAGTATTACCTGTTACGCTTTTAAATAAAGAACCTTTAACAATATTTAATGCTCTATAATAATGATGAGGTTCAAAGTGGTCACCATTAGCAGCAATAATCATATTAGCTATTTGACCCTCCATGTAGTTAGTAATACCTGAAGATAAGTTATAACCTAATCCTAAATATCTAATGTAATTAAATAAGTTTTCAAATGCTGCACTTGCAGATACTTGTTTACCTAAATTAGCTTTTATTTTTAATAACTTATTTATTTCATTTTCATCTTTTGAATCATTAATCATTTCATTGAGTTTTTTATTTAACTCTTTGTCTTTTTGAGATAATATTCTTCCTGATATAAGATTACCTATTTTATCTTTTAATGTTTTAGAGTCAACATTTTCAGAATCAATTACACCAAATGCTTTTGCATCTCTATTACCAAGTATAACTCTATTAAACCAATCTTCCATTTGAGTATTAGCTCTTGTTCTTAATCCTTCTGTTTGTCCTTGTTGAGAAAAAATATTAGTTACTCCTATACCTTGTTTATTAGTTTTTGGTTTTTGTATTTGGGTATAATGATTCTTCATCATTTCCATATAAGGTAATAACTCTTGTCTTGCAGTATACTCAGCAGCCATCATATTATAGTATCTGATTAATTTAGGTAAATCAGTAGAACTATCTTGAATTATATCTGCCATTACTGAATTTTCTAATATTTTACCAACAGGTATTCTTTCACCATATTTAGCAATTAATGCTTCATAAGTAGGAGCAATGTTAGTTTTTTCACTAATTAAATTAAGAAGACTTGATGGTAATTTATATACATCAATAGTACCATTTCTTCTTATTTTTAACTTACCCATACCTGGTAAGTTATTAGCTTTAATTAATTCCATTGTCAATAAATCATTTATCCTGGATTTATTATTGTTTAAAAATTCAGCATTTACTGTTGGCTCTGTTTTACCTGTAATAACATCTTCATTTTCAAATGATATAGAACTTTGAGGATTTATACCAAATCCACCCCTTACTCTATCATAGAAATCTACTAAAGCATTCCATAGTTTTTTATACAATGAAATATTAGGGTCAGATAATATTTCTCTAAATGTTTTTTGTACAGTAGGTAATGAATTTGAAAAGAGTTGTTCTTGTACTTCAGTAGGAAATGAATTTAAAATAGTAGTCATTTGTTCTTGTACTATTTGATAGTATTCATAAAGGTCTTTATTTTTTTCAATTTGTTCAAATTGTTTATCATAATAACTAGTAGATTCTCCTTTACCAACAGTTACATATCTACCTGACTTATCTTGAGATACTGATTCTGCTTTATATCTTCTTGGAACACTAATGTTGTATTCCATACTTGAATTTACAAATTTATTTCCTATTTGTACATCACCATAATAAAAGTAATCGGCACCTGTAAATGGACTTTTTGCAGCTTCATTAAACATAATATCTGCTTGTACATTTTCACTTAACTGTTCAAAAGTATCTACTCCATTTTCTTCTAATGCCATTTGTCTATTGGCTTCTTTCCATACAAAATATTTTTTAATCTGTTTAATTTGTTTAGCTACTTCTTCTTTGTATGCTTGTTCACTACCTAAGTTTTCAATAAGTTCTTTTCTATGGTTATCATCTACTTCATCAAAATATTCATCAGCTAAATCAGGAAATGCTTCTCTAACTTCTCTAAGTCTTCTTATATCAAACACTAATACATTTTCTCTATACCATTGTTGTCTTTCTTGATAAGCTTGCTTAAGTAGTTTATTTTTTGCTTGTTCATCTAAACCAGATGTTCTAATAAGTCTTAATTGTTCTTTAAAATCAGCTTGTATAGTTGCTCTTGTATCAAAAAAGTCTTGATTATATCTGTTTACAAGTCTTCCTGTATTTCTACCCATTGATTTTTGAAAGAATATATCAAAAGATGGATTAGTAAAATTAAGGGCACTTAAAACTGCACCCATACTCCTTAATGCTTTTTCAGCTTTAACAAGAGCTTTATTATGTTTTTCTTCAAATTGTTTAGCTTTACTTATTTTTTCAGCAAATATTCTTTGTGTTATATCCATCATAACTTGTGGAATAACATTATTAGCTGATATAGTTTTACTTGGGTCCATAATCATCATATCTACCCAACTAATATCTCCTATTGGTGCAGTAAGATGTTTGTAAGAAAGGTCTTCTGAATATAGTTGTTTAATAGTAGGATGACTATTAATTATATTCTCTAATGCTTTCTTTTGTTTTTGTTCTAATTGAGTTTCATAACCTGCAAATGCTTTAGATAAATTTTCAAAGAAGTCAATAGTTTGTTGAGGTAATTGCATTTTACCATCAGCATCAAAGATTTCTTCTTCAAAAAATATTGGATGACTTGTAATAGGGTCATTATCAAGAGTAACTTTTTTAGCATTAAAACTCATTGCTTTGTAAAAGTTAATAATTCTCTTGGCTTCATTAATATCATTTACATTTTCTGACTCAAGTAAAGTTTGTAATCTTTGTAAATCTTGTTGAGCTTGGAATTTTAATTTACCATAACTATATCCTGATTCAGTATCTATTATATCATTTTCTAATTGGTCTAATCTTTCTTGTAGTTGATTTTCTTTTCTTGCAAAAGATAATGCTTCTTCTTTTGATTCAGCATCTTTAATCATAGCTTGAAGATTAGCAATCCTATCTTTAAGTTTAGACCTTAATGATTTTTTGTAACTAAGTACTTTATCAAAATTAGTAATTACTTCATCATCTAATGCACTATCAGTTTCTATTCCAGCTTCTTCTTTAGTTTGCTTCTGCTGTTGATTTGCTGCATACTCTGCTGCTAAATCATCAAAGTTAAATTCATCATCTACAAACTCATCAACATCTGATTCTTCTTTAGGGTCAAATGATTTATTAGAATCTACAAACTCTTTAAATCCTTTTATATCATCTTTACTTCCTAATATATGAATTTGTTCAGGTTCAAATACTGTTGCAAATACTAATTCTTCTTTATTTGCTAACTCTTTCCAATCATCTAATGCTTTTTGATAACTATTTTCTATATCTTCCAATTCTTCTTTAGAAAAATCACTAGGGTCAATATCTGGAAATTGTGGTTTAATAGCATCCATATCAGCTCCAGGTTCTTTTAAATAAGTAATAAACCCATCAGAATCTTTTACTTGTCTATAACCAGAAGCATCTATAGCACTCATAAAAATTCCATGACTATATTTCATTGGAGTTTTTAAATTTAAAATACTTGCAATTTTAAATCCTTCTTTAGTATAATAATTTGGGTCTTTACTAAAAAAAATACCATCATCTGCTCCTTTACTTAAAGATTGTTCAGATGGTTTATTAAATTTATCTCCTATAAATTTTTTAAATGTTGTATGATAAACAATATCTTTTACTTGACTATCAGGAAAGATAGTATCTAAGTATTGAGAATATTGTTGAGGAGTTCCAATAGAAGATAATTCAGAATTATTATTAAATAGTTCTTTTACTCCTGGTTTTATTTCTTTTGGTTCAAATGATTTATCTTGAGATGGAGCAAATAAAGGTTCAACAGGTTCATTTTCTAAAAACTGTTGATTATATTGTTCATACTCAAGATAATTCTTTTGTTCTTCTAATACATTAGTAGCTATATCAAATGCTTGTTCATATAAACTTGTACCTTTTTTAAATCCTAAATATTTAAACAAATGGTCTAAAAACTCTTCAAGATAGTTTTTATATTTTTTTGTTTCAATAGCTGGTAATTTTTGTAATTCTTTTATAAATTTAGAATCAGTAAATATACCTACTAAAAACTCATCTATGTTTTCTAATTCATAACTTTTTGGTA